GTTCAGAAAGCCCTCGAGCTTCCAGGGCTTCAGCTGTTGGACCCAACGAATCGTACAGCGCCAAGGATCGTCGTCCAAATCAGGCACGCCTTCGTAGCCCACCTGATTGTACCGCCATACCGTCCCCCCCTCTGGAGGGCGTCGAAGCTCACTGTTTATGATCAGGAACTCCCGACTGGTGTAGTTCTTACCAATCGAAAATTCGAGACCACAGGCTCCAGTGAACTTCTTCCATAGCCAATACTCGTGGTCATCAGCAATGAAGCCGATATCATCTCCGTTGACTCGTAACGGAAGGTTCTTTGCGAACCTCCAGTCTAGAGCCGCTAGAGTAGCCGCGGCATTGACTAAGCAGAGGATAGGGAACGACATGGGGGAGCCCATTAGTTGGCCCCAAGTCTGATCAACAACCACCTCGTCAGGATAGTGAAGACGGTGACCGCACAAGGCCTTTCTGCCTAGTGCTGCGTACGGAGTATCGATCAATCTCTTGTACCCATCTTGCCAAATACCAGTCCGGGAACATATAGCTTCCCAGGCATAGATACTCAACTCAGGGCGGAGATTATCCGTCGCTGCCTTATAGTCACCACTCACATAGAACTTCCCGACAGGGAGCTCGGCATGCTGTCTAAATGCCTCAACCCATGATTCATCATCAATGGGGTGCCCAATGTATTGGAAGATTGGGTGAGCTCGGAGCGTTGAGTGCATGAATTTCTGCAACTCAATCGTTCGGTAATACTCTGCGGCCTGGCCCTTAGTGATCATACGGACTTTCAAGGGCTCCAGGATTGGGACTGGCACAGCTTCAAGGCGCTCATCGAGGCGCGACTCCCAGAGGTCATCAACATAGTCCTGAAATTCAGCTACTACATCGTCCCCCGGAATGAATCGTATCTCTTGGCAGCCCTCCTTCGCCGTCCACGTCATTCCAAACAGCTTATCGGAATCTAAACTCACTGGCATTTCAAAGCCCATCAACAGCTCGCCGAACGCTCCCGCCTCACTTAGCTTGTTCTCATAACAGGCTCGGAGGGAAGGGAGTGGGTCCTTATGGCTGAAGAGTTTATATCGGAATAGCCTATCGCAGATGTTGTCGATCTGACCTTTGACTCGACTAAGGATAACATCGGTCTCGCGATCCGTGATTATCTCCTCTTTCGTCAAGGCCTTCTTATGATCAAGGAAGGTGTTCTCAACGAACTTCGGAGGAGCGACAGGATCCCCAAGTTTAGACATGAGGATGTCGTAAGCACATCTACGTGAGGGCCAGTTCCCGGCCC